CCTCTTTTATATACAAAATCCTCAGAAAATCCATCAAAATCTTCAAATGATATTGATAAATCTTCGATTTCTTTTTCTGGTTTTTCGAAAAAATGATGTATTATAGCTTTGTTAAATGCAAGTACATTATATGCTGTAGAGTCTGATGAAATTTCATCTCCTTCGACAAGAAATGCATTAATAACATCTTGATAATATTTCTTCAAATCTCTAAATAAACCCTCTTTGTCGAAATAACTATAAATTGTTCCGTCATATGATCCATAACTAGTAATAAATATTCTATTATCTGAAAATGTTAATGTATTTTCGGATAAATCTAATCCTATAATTATTGGAACAAAAAACTCTTGTTTTAATTTTATTTCTATAGTATTAGTTTTCAATTTTAATTTTTTCAATATTTTAGGTAACTTATCTGTTAATTGGTATTCTATTGTTGCTGCTCCATTGTGAGTATCATATCCAAGATAAAAAACATCATCATAATAATCTCCTAATACTCTTTTAAAAACTTTACGATTTATTTCATTTTCAACAATATCCTTTTGTTCATCCCACCACTCTTCTTCTGCAAAATCATGTTCTTCTTCATTATCTTGGAAAGATTCTTCGTCTGTATAATTCTTTTTATATGATATGTCTTTACCCCATATTTGTTTTACCATGGTTGTCATATCATATGAAATATCTTCATATGATCCTCCTCTTAAAGTCCATGTATTATCCCAATCATAAGAAGAAACGTCTTGAGATTTGGCCCATTTGATCACTTTTTCTTTGAAGTCTTTTTCTATCACCGCTTTTATATTTTGATTGGATGTGTATAATCTTACTGAGGGAACTGCTAAAGACTTGCCGTTTTTATCTATTAAGTTTCTTATTCGCATTCTTGCGACTGGTTGTATTCCATCTACTCCTCTTTCAGAATCTTTGAATATTTCATCATTTTGTAAAAAATCTTCGCCAAATTCTGCTATTCTCTCGTCTAATTCTGATTTTTTAACTACATATGCTATTGCAGCATTTAATGTTGCATCTGCTAATGCGCAATGAAAATAATCTCCTCCTGGTGAATGACATGAACTCCAAGAAAAATCACTCATTCTTGCAACATCAACAGGAACTCTAGAATAGATTATAACATATTGACTTTGAAGTGACTCATTATATGATTGTTGTAAATTTGATATTTTTAATAATTCATCAATCTCGTTGATCTTTTTCATAGAATCATTGATGAACATTCGCATATTAACATCATTTTTATATTGTTCTATTGATTTTAAAATGTCTTGTTTCTTTTTGTTTAAAATCTTTCCTATTCGTATTGGATTTTTTTTATCTGAATCGGTTAATTTATGACCAACCCATTTTTCAAAATCAATAATATAATCATCAATTAAATGTTTTTCTAATTTATTTTTAATTTCTGATGTTTTTATTTCATCAGAAATTCTCAATTTATCGCCAAATAAATTATTAAAAGGTAATTTTTTATGTGTTAATAAATCTTTAACATTTTGTAGTAAACGATCTAAATCATATTCAGAAAACTCCTTTAATAAAACATTTTCTTTATTTTCGAAAAACTTTTTGAAATTCATTTAAATATTTACTTTTCTTCTTGACTTTATCCACCCTAAACACTAATCTAGTAATAGTGTAATACATAAACAAAAACGCCGCATGTCAACTAGTAGGGGGTGCGGGGCAGGATGTAGGTTCATATTCGGTTTTCTTAGTTCCGAAGCACACTAATGAACTTATAAGGGATCACCTCGGCTCCGGGTTCACAATTTGAAACTTCGAAGACAGGAATCTTCCACCTCGTCAATAAGAACTACCCATTTTAAAAAATAAATTAAAATAAGGGGTAGGGGTTCTTATTGACAGGATTAAGGGATTCCTCTCTCCAGTTTCACTACTCAAACCTTTAAAAATAATTATTAAACCTTATTAAACTTTAGGGATAAAAAATAGTTTTTCTTTTTGAATTAATTGTTGACATAGAGTATATTACAACATGATCACGATTTTTACAGATGGTTCATGTAACTATAACAAACTAGGAACTAATAATTTAGGAGGATATTCATTTGTTTTAATAAATGAAAATGGAATAAAGATTAGTGAAGGAAGTGGAAAAGAAGAGAAAACTTCTAATAATAGAATGGAACTTCGTGCTGTTATAGAAAGCTTAAAAGCTTGTAAAAATTCGAATGAAGAAATAATTGTATGCTCTGATTCTCAATATGTAGTTAATGCGATTAATCAAAAATGGCTTTTATCATGGAGAAAAAATGAATATAAAAAAGGAAAAAGAGGAAAAGAAGTTCCAAATAAAGATTTGTGGGAAGAATTATTTTCTCTTTTGAAACCAAACATAAAATTTAAATGGGTAGAAGGACATAATAAAAATAATGTTTGGAATGAATATTGTGATAGAATGGCAAGAAAAGCATACGAAAGAAAATTCACTATAATAAAATAATAAAGAATGAAAGTTCTTAATGTTAAAAACTCAAAATTTGATGTAAAAACAGGAGTTTATATAGGAAGAAATAATAAAACATATAATTTTAAAGAATCTAAATGGCACAATCCTTTCGTTATTGATAAAAATAATACTAGGGATGATGTTATTAAAAAATATGAAGAATATATTTTAAATAATAAAGATTTATATGATTCGTTAGAAGAACTTGATGGGTATGATCTTTATTGTTGGTGTTATCCATTAAAGTGTCATGGAGATGTTCTTATTAAATTATTGAATGAGAAAAAATTCAATAATTTATTTTTATAACTATATTTGACTTTATAGTGTTAGTATTATTAATATATTAATGATTCTAATTCTAGGAAAAAATGGATACATCAGCAAAAGATTCCAAGACTACTTTGATTATAAAAATATAAAATATGTCGCTTCTTCATTAAGACCCAAAAATTATCCTCTTAATGATAAAAAATATTCATTAATTATTAATTGTTTAGGATACACAGGAAATCCTAATGTAGATTCTTGTGAAGATCACAAAGAAGAAACTCTTTATGTTAATGCCATGTTAGCAGAATTTATAGCAGAGAATGCAAAGAAAACAAACGTTCCGTTAATTCATGTTTCTAGTGGATGTATATATAATAATGTGAATAATACCAGTTATGAGTATCCAGAAAATATAAAACCAGATTTTTCATTTTTTACTAGAAATTCCTCATGGTATAGTGGAACTAAAGCACTAGGAGAAAGTTTAGTATCAAAAACATGGAACAAAAGCTATATTTGTAGATTAAGAATGCCATTTAATCATTTAGATGAAAGTAAAAATTACATTTCTAAAATATTAAAATATCCAAAAGTTTTATCAATAGAAAATTCATTAACCAATGTAGATGAATTTGTAAAGTGTTGTTATTTATTATATGAAAAAGAAGCACCTTATGGAACGTATAACATCACAAATCCTGGAGGAATAACAGCAAAAGAAGTTTTGGAGATTGCAAAAGAATATGGAATAAAGAAAAGTGTTTATGAATACTTTGAGTCTTTGGAAGAATTTAATAAAATAGTAAAAGCACCAAGAAGCAATTGTGTGTTGAGCACTAAAAAATTAGAAGAATTAGGACTAGGACTAACAAATGTTAGAGAATCATTAAAAAAATGTTTTGAAAAATGGAACGAAAAAAACGAAAAAATATTTTGGTAACAGGTGGATGTGGATTTATTGGATGGAACTTCTTAAGAGAATTATTCCTTTCTAATGAAATAGAATTCGAACGAGTGATAAATCTAGATGTCAAAGATTATTCTGCAATAAATCCAGAACATGATTCTGTTTATGATGAAAGATACGTTTTTGTGCAAGGAGATATACAATACTCGTCCTATAAAATTATAAAACAATATGATATAGACACGATCATCAATTTTGCAGCAAAAACGCACGTTGATAATTCTATTCATGAATCAAGTTATTCATTCATGAATACTAATATTTTAGGATTCTATACTCTATTAGAAGAATCTAAAAAATATTGGGATGCAACAAAAAAAGACGGCTTATTCATTCAAATATCTACAGATGAAATTTTTGGAAGTGTTGAGCACAACAATGGAGAATCTTTCACTGAAACATCTAAAATTCATCCAAACAATCCTTATTCTGCAAGCAAAGCATCCGCAGAAATGATTGCACTCTCTTATTACAATACATATAATTATCCAATTATAATAACTAATTGTTCTAATAATTATGGTCCTGGGCAACACACAGAAAAATTAATACCCAAAACTATAAAAAATTGTTTAGAAAACAAAAACATTCCTGTGTATGGAGATGGTAAACAATGTAGAGATTGGTTGCATGTTAGCGATCATTGTAAAGGAATAATCAAAACAATAAAAAAAGGTAAAATCGGGCAGCGATATTTATTTGGAACAAATAAATATGTTTTTAATGTTGATATTGTTTCTGAAATATTAAGTTCTGTTAAAGAAAAAATTAACGATTGTTCTTCTAGCATAGAATTTGTTAAAGATCGACCAGGACATGATAGAGTTTATCGTGTTGATTATAACAAATCGCGTTGTGCTTTAGATTGGGAACCAACAATTTCTTTAAAAGAAGGTCTTGAAAGCACTGTAGATTGGTATGTAAATAAATTACATGTCAAATAAAAAATACGGAATTCTGCTTGCAGGAGGAAAAGCTACTCGTCTTTATCCTATAACTTCTTTTGGAATATCTAAACAACTTCTTCCGGTTTTTAATAAGCCTATGATAGAATTTCCATTAAGAACTCTTCAAGATTTAAAAGTTACAGATGTATTAATAATTAATGCAGATGAAAAACAACAGAGTATGTTTAAAGAATACTTAAAAGATGGAACAGATTTTGGAATGAATTTTCAGTATGCTATTCAAGAATCACCAAAAGGAATAGCAGAAGCATTCATTATAGCAGAAGAATTCTTAAAAGATGCAAATGATGTTGTATTGATTTTGGGAGATAATTCTTTCATAGGAATTGATGATTTTTCCAAAACAAAACCTAATACCATATTTACATATCGAGTAAACAATCCGAATGCATATGGGGTAGTAAAATTAAACGAAAAAGGATTACTTGATAAGATAGTAGAGAAACCGCAAGAATTTATTTCAGATTTAGCTGTTGTTGGATTGTATTATCTATCAAAAACCGCAGTAGAAATAGCAAAAACACTAAAACCTTCCAGTCGAGGAGAGATAGAAATAACAGATGTTATAAGAATCATAAATGAAATAGAAGGAGTCAAAATTCAACACATTGATAGTGGTTTCTGGTTTGATTGTGGAACACATGATGATTTATTAGAGTGTGCAAATTTAGTAAAAGCTATAGAAAAAAGAACTAATCGAGATTTGGGATTGAAAAGAAGAACAGCATAGTGTATGTTACTATGTGACTAGTTTTGACTTAAATATTTTCCAAAAAGAACTAGGAGAATGGCAAAAACAAACATTTCCATTCTCTACTAGAGAGAGCAAATTTGAACATCTTTTAGAAGAAGTTGCAGAGTTATCTTATGATCTGAGTGATGGAGCAGAAATGGCAGATATTGTTATTCTTTTATTAGGAATTGCAGATTCTCAAAATATTAATTTAGCTGATGAATTAAAGAAAAAATTTGAAATTCTAAAAAATAGAAAATGGGGTCAACCCGACGAAAAAGGAGTAGTTAGACATATAGAATAAATGAGTGAAGAAATACAGTTTAATAGTGATCAGAAAAAAGCATTAGAAGATTTACAAAAGTTCATTGAGAATGATGATAAACATATGTGTCTTCTTTCTGGGCCTGCGGGTGTAGGAAAGACGTTTCTTGTTTCTCAATTTGTTAAATGGGTTTCAGAAAATAGTATGTTTCATAACATTTGTATGGCATCTACAACAAACAAAGCGGTTCGTGTTGCTATGGAAATGACTAGTGAGGACATTAGAAAAAATGTCACATTTGCAACAATGCATTCCTTGTTGGGATTGAAACATGAAATTACTAAAGATGGTAAAGAAATATTTGTAAGAGATAAGAATTTACAAACTAAATTTCCATTCTTTGATCTTGTTGTTGTTGATGAAGCATCTATGCTTGCAGATCAATTATTTCTGGAAATGGAAGAACAAAATTTTAGAAATATAAAAGTTTTGTTTGTTGGTGATCCACATCAAATAAATCCTGTCAATCATTCGATGGCGATACCAATGATTGAAGAAAAAAGAAAAGAATATAATATAGGACATGTTCAATTGACTACTATTGTTCGTCAAGCAGAAGGAAATCCTATTATTAAAGTTTCTCAAGAGGTCATTAATAATTCTTTCTCTTTAAATCCAGGCTATCGTGAAATTGATGGGAAAACTGGAGTTGTGATGATTTCACCAGATCAAACCAAAGTTCTGGCACAACTTATTCAATATTATTTCTCTTCGTCTGCTTTTGATGACAATGCTGATTATTGTAAAATTGTTGCATGGAGAAATAAAACTGTGGATTACTATAATAAATTTGTTAGAACTTTCAAATATGGTAATAAAGCAGAAAAAATAGTTCAAAACGAAAAATTAATAGTTTCTAGACCAATAAAAAGCGATGATGGAAAAAGTACTACTTTTGTCACCAATGAAGATTTAGTAGTCAAGCAATTAGAAATTACAGAAAAAACTGCAAGTAATGGTTCAAAATGGAAAGTTTATGATTGTTTGGTTGAAGGTTTTGAAAATGTCGCATCTATAGAAATTCTTCATGAATCCGAAGAGAACAGGTATCAAAAATACTTGAAAGAACTTAGTATAGATGCTGCTAATGAAAAAGAAGTATCTAAAAGAATAAAAAAATGGAAAACGTTCTTTGAGTTTCGTGAGAATTTTGCAGAGGTATCTTATGCATATGCAATAACAGCACATTCTTCTCAAGGAAGCACTTATGACAATGCTTTTGTTATGTACAGTGATATTATGTATAACAAAAGAGATGATGAAAGAAACCGTATTTTATATACAGCATTGACTAGACCAAAAAATATGTTGTATATAGTATAAAAAAACTTGAAAAGGTTTTAGATTGAGAGTCAATATAGTAATATGAAGATAAAAGATTACTATATTGGCTTTTTTCGTTATGACGATTCAAAAATATGGCAAAAAACCAACCTTAATGAAGATGAAAAAGAATTGAAAGACTATTTAAATAATCTTCAATATGTTGATAAAACAACAATCAATGTTAGAAAAATACAACTTCCAGAATAAATTTTATGACAATACAAGAAAAATTAGATTTGCTAAAAATAGCAGAGTGTAAAACATCTTCACAAATTCAAGAAATAATTAAAAACTATACAAGGCTTTATGATTTAATAAGATACGATAATCTAGCCCCTTTTAAAAAAGAAAAAATAGATGATAAAAAAGAAGAAGATTCTAAATTGAAAATTGAAAAAGATAGTGAACCAGAAAAAAAAGAATCAACGGTTGAAACTGGAATGCAAAAATTACAAAAAGCTATTTCAAAAATTAAACCAGACGTTGATCCATTAATTACTAAATGGGAGCAAAAAATAGTAACAGAAAAGATACTTAGTGATGCTATCAATGAAAAACTTAAAGAAGTCGAAGAGGAATTTAAACCTATAATTAATAAATTAGAATCGAGTTATCATAACTGTGATGATTTATTAGATAAAAAAGCGAGAAAAATTATAGCAAAATCGGAAAAGATTAATTCAGGAAAAGATTCAGAAGAATCAGAAAATATTATAATAGGAAAACCTATTAATAATTTCTGTGATTTTATTGGTACTGAAAAACCCTATAGAAAGTTCGAAGGAATTTTCGAAGAAAGATTTGAAAATTCACCGGAAGGTAAGATTTCAAACAAAATAGTTAAAAACGCTAAAATTGCTGGGTTAATGGATAAAAAAGCCAAAGAGTACCTCGATAGTATTTCAGATAAAATTAGACATAATAATGTATTTTCCTCAACAGAGAGTAGAATAGTTATGAATGCTTTAGCGGATATAGGTAAGATTTTCTCAGAAGTTTCAAAAGAAGAATATATAAAGGATTCACCATTTAAAGAAACTACAACAGAATCTACTTCTGGATTAAGTGGACAAGAATCATCATCAGAACCTTTGGGAACTATTAATGATTCTTGTTGTGAGAATTGTGGATGTAACTCTAGTAACGAATAAATTTTATGAACTTTAATAAAGAATATTGGAAAAATAATATAAAAACAGAAATAGGACTATCACATGTTCCAGATGAACAACTTCACGAACATTTCGTCTTAATTGGGTCTTTTTTTGGCGATGATTCGAACAAAATAAGAGCAGATGAATATCTTGAAACTCAACTTAAGCAGATAGAAGAAGGATATAAAAATTTTGGTGTTTTATTGAACGATTTACCCCAAGAGGAAGAATATCCACCAACACGTCCAGATAGTGTTGAAGGTTTAGATCAGAACGAATTAAAAGGGTTAGGATTAGACTTGTTGGATAATTTTATTCCACCAAAACATAAATTCAAATCTAGTGAAAACAATGGGACTCGTCCAGTAACACCAGACAATTTCGCAAACGTTTTGTTGAATAAAGAAATTAAATTACTAACTCCAGTCAACCAAGAAATAAAAAGAGAAAGTATTCGATATTTTGATGTAGATGTTAATGGTAATCATTTTACCGTTGCATTAAATTTCGATCCATCTGATATAAAATCCCAAGATCAAGTTAATCATATAAAAACTACATCATATTTCATTGAAGAAAGACAACCTAATTTCTTAACTGGATTTGAAAATATAATTTCTTACTATCAATATGCTAATTTAATTCAATACAACATGAAGAAAAATGATGATGTTCAAGACAAAATAGCCAAAGAAGTAAAAACTACCTTTGACGGTTTTCAAGCAGAGGAGAGCGTTTCTAAGATAATTAATTAACATGGTAAAATCTTTTAAATTTATTTCAGGATTTGCAACAGCATTTCCACACATAAAAAATAAAGAATTCAAATTCAACGACGGACTTAATGTTTTGTTCGGAAACGTAGGAAGTTGTAAATCTACAATGTTAAAAACCATTGCTGCATACTGTGGCATACAAACAGGAGGATGGAGTTCGGTATCAAATCCTGCTGCATTAGCATATGATGATATAAAACATTTTCCTTTTTGTTATAGAAATTATGCACCAGGAAAATGTGATGCAGTTGTAGATTGGGACGGAACACCGTCCTTTTACAACGATTCAGAAGCAATGTCTAAAACGGATAATACTTGGTTTTTTAACAATGCATCACAATCTGCGGATGGAATAACTACAGAAGCAGAACAAATGGATATTTTGGCATCTAAGCCTAGTTCAGGGCAGTATAGAATTCATAAGATTAACAAGATTATGAAAGTTATACAACACCCACCTAATTTGTTGACAATTCCTCCATATATTCGTGATCCAAAATTGATGGAGTTGTGTAAATTAGAAATAAAGTATTTTTCATCTCTTCCTAGAGATGGAAAGATTACTCTTTTATTGGATGAACCAGAAAAAGCACTATCTATTCCAAAGCAGGTAGAATTATTTGAAGTGTTGACTAAATTAACTGAACATTTTCAAATAATCATGGCAACACATTCTCCGTTTATATTATCATTTAAAAAGGCTAATTTAATAGATGTAACACCGGGCTACATAACAGAAGTTAAAAAAATAATTAAAAAATATTCTTAATATGAAGATACAAGAATTCGTTGGAAATTGTATAGAAGAAATGATTTCTGATGGAGTTTCTGTAGAATTCACAAAGAGAAAATTAATGGGTAAAACCGGATATAATTATTTTTATGATGGTTCTATCGCATCTTTTGGTAGAAGAAAAATATTTAAGATACATTTTTATAGAAATTCTTTACAGGAAAATTATGGAATATTTATACATGAGTATTGTCACTATAAACAATGGAAAGAGAAAATAGATTTATGGGCTCCCGCTGTAAGAGCTAATACTTCTATGGATTTGTGGTTAAATAATAAACCTAATTCCTTTTCTAAACAAGATTTAGTTAATATTCAACTCCTAGAATTAGATTGTGATAAAAGAGCGATTGATCTTATAAAACAACATGATTTTCCTATAGACGTAAAAGAATATATAAAAGAATCAAATTCATATATATGGTCGTATAATTTAATATATGAACTAAAGGATTTTTTTATTTGCACACACTATGCTGATCCAGATATATTAAAATACTCTAGAGACACTCATATAGATTTTCATGAAGTTGGAGATATTCCAGAAAATTTAAGACAAGAATATTTGAATAAGTATAATAATGCCTAAAGAATTAATGGATTGTGTTAAAAATGTCAAAAAATCAGGTAAAGACGAGAGTTCATCGTATGCTATTTGTAGCAAATCAACTGGATGGAAAAAGGGTAAGAAAGGGTCTTGGAAAAATACCAAGACCAAAGAAACATTTCATGAAAATTCAAAATTTGATGATTATGTCGAGTCTATTCTTAATACACTTTCTTAGCTAATTTTTTAAATAGATCAGGAAGATAACAAGAATCTAAAAATTTCTTAAGTTCTTTAGGATCAACAGGTTTTTGAAAGTTTAAAACAGATATTTCATCCACTAAACAACCATCTAGTTCGTGTAAATGTGCCTTTTTAGGCACATTTCCTTTTTTGGTTAAAAAGAATATTCTGTTTGTTACTCGTCTTAATGCATTTGTAATTCTATTGACATGTTTTTCTATTTCTTCCTTTGGAAAATATTGAAATAGTTCATGTTCGTCTGATAATTTTCTATCATGATAGAAAAATAAGTTATGATTATTAGAAAACTCTTCTTCTATACCTTTCACAAAGTAATAAAAGAAGAGTTTTTTAACAGAAGGATTGAATTTATTTAACAAATCATATTCATATAATGAATTTATAATTGTTAATTCGTTTTTAAATAAAAAATCATCAATAGATTGAAATGAATATATCATCTAGTAATATACAATCAGGAAGGTTTTATTTCACTAGGTTTGAAAAAATTTTTGGTTATTTGTTTATACTTGTCTTTATATATGGCAGGACATTTGTTTATTCGTAAATGTAAAATTCCGTTATGAAAATCATCGTCAAATAAAACTGCATAGCGTAACTGCTCTAGTGCTTCTAGATATGCCATTGTCCATTTACTTTCACAGTAATGTAATATAGTTCTTTTAAAATTTTCTGGACCGTGTTCTTTTAATTCAGATTTAAGGTCATTACTGCTTCCATAATACTTTCTCCAGTCGCTTTCTTTCATTACTCGACGTGCTCTCTTTTTCCCTTTGAGTGGTTTCAATTTTGTATTACTCCAAAATTGTTTTTTTCCTATATAGAATCTTTTTTCCCCTTCTTTTGCATTAGTTCGTTCGATCAAGTACACAAAGCCGAACCATTCTTCTATATTTTCGGGTATATTTTGCCAATCCATACGCATTATTTACTGGATTTGTTTATTTTAACAACAAAAATACAAAATTTTTTACTAAATTGTAATTATTTTCTTGAATATTGATTATAAAAGAGTTATTTTTACTATATGGAAAAAGCACTTGATCTGATTGAACAATATGCAAAAGAGATAGAAGAAGATACTAGTATAGACATTACTAATGTAATGTTGAAACAGTTATCCTCTCCTAATGTCAAGCATAAATGGCTTTATAGATTAATAAAAAGTAGAAGAAAATTGAATGAATTGAACCTTCTAAAAGAGGGTATGATAAAAGAAGCTGTTGAGGGGGATAATCCTGTAAAGTTGTCTAAACCATTACTGGTTGCCAAAATTAGTAAAGATTCTAAATATATTGAGATACAGGAAGAGATTAAAAATCAAGAACTTCTTATAGAATATTTAGATTCAGCAGTTAATAAGATTTTTAGTCAAATGGGATTTGATTTTAAAAATCTTGTAGAACTCATGAAGATGGAGCAGTTATAAAATATGGAAGATCATTCATTATCAAATTACACAACTCGTCTTTTTAATGAGATACTTAAAGATATGCAAACGAATGAAGACTCGGTTGATTTGAAAGCACCCCTAAATCAAAAATTGTATACTAATAATACTATATCATTATCTGGAATAAATTTTTCAAATATAAAAAATCATGAAGAAAATTATGAATTCTGTGTATCATCAAATCGTATAGTTCAGAACTATTTAGAATCAAGAAAAATATTTGATATAGATTTAATAACAAATATAAATTCGTTAGATGTTAATGGATTAGAAAGTATAGTATTGTTTTTATTGGAAGAAGAAAAGAGTAAAACTTCAATTGAGAAATTTGTAGAATCCCTGCTCAATAATGGGATAGATGGCTTTGATTATTACAAAATTCTTACTAATAATATGAATATTGTTTATTCTCCATATATGCCAATAACAATAACAAAAATTGATGATTCAAATAAACGTTCAAGTGAAGGGGAACATGGGTTTGTTGACCGTTCAACAAACTCCCACACAATCAATTACTGCTACCACTAATATTTTAAAACTTATAAGAGACAAGTTCTCTATAAAAAATCCTAACTATATGGCTAGGAAATTTGCTGACAGGATATATGCAATAACTCCAGCAGGATGTTTTCAAATAGGAATGTGGTTTGAGATTGAAAGTTTTATAAAATCACTCAATTTACCAATAAAAATTAATGTTTCTGATGAATTTCAGAAACTATTCACTCCGTCATATAGTTTTAAGGAAATAGAAAACATCGAAGGATATAATTATTTCGATTATCAAGAGGATACTTTAAAAGAATTTCTTAGTACTGGAAGAGGAATTTCTATACTTGCTACAGGTGCAGGTAAGTCAGTAATTTGTGGAGGATTGTGTAAAACATTAATAAAAAATAAACCAGATATAAAAATATTAATATCTGTTCCTAACACTTTACTATTAAATCAGTTATATTCTGATTTTTTCTATAATTTTGGTATAGAATGTGTTACCAAATGGGGAGATGGAAATACTCCAGATTTATCCAAAAACATAATAATAGCAAACAACCAAATACTAACATCAGATATAGATTACACATTATCAATAGTTAAAGATTTTGATGTTGTAGTCGTGGATGAAGTTCATCGGCTAGGTGATAAAAAAACACAAATAGGAAAAGTTATTAAAGGTATAAAAACACCAAACAAATTTGGTCTAACAGGAACACTACCAGAAGATAAAATGGACTGTTGGAACATTATAGGAAAGATTGGTCCTATTGTATATGAAAAAAATTCTTACGAAATAAGAAAAAAAGGAACTATAACAGATATTGAAATGAATGTTATAGTATGTAAGCATCAAAATAAACCTAAATTTACTGCATCTACCAATTTACCAACAGAAGAATATGAGTTTGAGATAAATTATTTGATGAATAATCAAAAAAGAAATAGTGTTATTAAGAAAATAGCGCATTCTTTGGATGGAAATGTATTGATTCTAGTTGATAGACTGTCTTTAGGCAGAAATTTATTACAATTATTACAGACAGAAGGTAGAAAAGTCTATTTCATAGAAGGAAACACTGATTCTAGTGAAAGAGATAGAATCAAAAATGAAATGGAAAATGAAACTGGAATTATGTGTATAGCAATGACTACTATATTTTCTACAGGTGTTTCTATAAACAATTTACACTATGCTATTTTCACTCTTATTGGTAAATCTTTTATTAAGATAATTCAATCTATAGGAAGAACTGTTAGAAAACACTCATCAAAAAACAAATCAGTTATTTTTGATATTGCAGATGATTTACCATATTCTAAAGATCATTTAATTGATCGCTTGAGAATATATAAAGAACAGAAAATAAGCACGAAAACTGTTCAAATTACTATTTAATTTATGTGGGACGACGAAGAAATTGAAAAAGAAGAAGTTATTGATGAATCATATGTTGATTTAGATGAATTATTAGAAGATGATTCTTTTTTACCTAAGAAAAGGACAAGAAGAAAAAAATCAGAAATAGTTACAACAGATGAATACGTCAATAAAAATGAAATGTGGAATGAATTGTATAATTATTATAAATCATTAGGAGATAATTATGATTGGGCTAACCAGAAGTTGCTTAATAAAAACGTGTTTCCACCAATATCAGATAAATTAACATCTATTGTTTTTGATATTGCAACAAAAATGGGACATCGTGCTAATTTTTGTGGTTATTCGTGGTTGGATGAAATGAAAGGAGATGCTATGCATAAAATGATAAAATCTATAAGAGATTGTCTATTTGCTTGTTATTCAACTGTTCCTTATTTTGACAAGGATGACGACAAGAATACTATTTGTTACTATGACAAAAAGGATAGACTACAAACAAGAAGTATTGAAGAAGATGATGTGTTTTTTGTTAAAGATGGTAAAAATTATGTAACATTTAAAGCAAATCCCTTCGGCTATTTCTCTAGAATAACAACCAATTCCTATTTAAATCGTATTAAGAAAGAAAATGAGTTGGATGAAGCTAAAAGAGCATTTCAGGAAGATACCTGGGAACGTTTATACTCAAACGAAAATTTTAGAAATGTTAGGAGACAACGATTCATTGAATCTGACGAAAATGATGCTATATTTGATGAATGAGAAAAATCAGAAAATATTTAGCAGATAAAATATATAATGTGTATGATGGGAAGATACATCATTTCCCATCATACATATCGAAATTCTTATATATTTTATTAAAAGATTATAGATTTGTATTTTATAAAATACAAATGCCTATGTTTGGATACTACGAATACTCAGACATGAGAAAACTTCTAGATGGAACATGGGTAGTTGAAAAAACATTTAAACATAAAAAATTTCCAGAATTATCAACTTATGAAATGTTGAATGTTCAACCTATGACTGGTCCAGTAGGATTAACCTTTACATTAAAATACGTTTATGAATAAAAACAAACGAACAACTATAACGAATGAGAAGATTTATATAATTGAACAAGATATTATAAATTTTCCAGACCGTATTATGGTGGACATGACTTACGCCGTCAAGCACCTACAATTAATGCCAAAGACTATATTATCTTATGTGGACAAAGGATTGTTAAAATCTAATAAATTTAAAAATGAAATTGTTTTTGATAGAAATGATTTAATATATTTTTTACAAACTGTTAAACTTAGAGATAGATTACAATCTAAGATGGTACAGGCTATTACTGAAGGACGAATTACATATGAAGGAAATCCTTGCTCATTATGTAATAATAAAAATAGATATATATCAAACAGTTCGTGTACCATATGTTCGGTAAAAAAGGGACTTGAGAAATTGCAAGACTTCGAACTTATGGCTAAATATAGGACTCCTGAAAAACAAAGGGATAGACTACGAAAGTATCGGAAAACTGGTAAACATAAAGAATTTCCTGCAAACAGTAAAGACTGTAAAATAAGCAAAAATTTAAAAGCTAATTATCAACTAACATTAGAAGAATATAATACTATTTTAGAGAAACAAGGTAATAAGTGTGCTATATGTGGTAATGTTTGTAGTTCAGGAAAAAGATTAGCAGTAGATCATAATCATAATACGGGCATTATTCGAAGTCTTTTATGTGGAAAATGTAATATGGGAATAGGACTTTTTGGTGAAAATATTTCTCTTCTACAGAAAGTTATAGAATATTTAAAATTTCATGAAAATAAATAAACAATTGTTGTGTATAGGCGATCTTCACTTAGGAGTTGGAAAATCTAGTTCCATATTTTTTGACACTGCTCTTAAATACGCAGATTGGATAAGAGACATATGCATAAAAAACAATATAAAAACTATTGTTCAATTAGGTGATATATTCCATCATCAATATGTATTGTGTGTAGGAACTCTAAATTCTGCATATCAATTCTTTGATAAATTAAAAGAATTTGATATTAGAATTGTGTTGGGCAACCACGATTTGCCAAAAAAAGGTCATGTTGAAGAGAATTCATTGAAACTTTTATCAGAATGGCCTAATATTTCTGTATATGAAAAAGTACACACAGAAGACGGAATAACTTTTTGTGGATGGGGAACCAAAATAGCTGACATTCCAGATTATCAAAAAATAATATTTGGTCATTTTGATATTAGGGGATTTGAAATGAGCGCAGGAAAATTGGCAGAACACGGATTAAGTGGTTCTGAATTAATGAGTAAATGTGATCTTTTAATGACAGGTCATTATCATAAACCACAAATACGATTATATAATAAAAAACCACTTATATATGCTGGATCGTGTTATCAATTGAATTGGGGAGAAAGCGGAGAAGATAAATTTGCATATATTTTAAATACGGAAACGTTAAGAATAGAAAAAATTGAAAACACGGTATCTCCAAAGTTTGTTCATATAAAATCCGAAAAAGATTATTCAAAAATAGAAAACAATTTCGTTTCTATAGAAACAACAATAGAAAATGCAAAAGATGTTATACAAAATATGCTTGTTAATAAAGCATTAGGTGTTAAAACGATAGATAAAGCAATAAAACACGACGTTTCTGAATTAAATGAATTGAAAGAATTTAAAGGTGTTAGATTTGATGAATTAGTTGATGAATATCTGTCAGTTATAACAGATTTAACACAGGAAGAAAAATTAATAGTTGCACAATTATCCAATAGCTTTTATAATGACTCATGAATAGAGGAAAATATTTTC